ATAGCTGCTACTAGAACAACAAATCCAAGTAGACCTACAATAAAGTTATTCATTAATTTTCCTAAAATTTATGGTGGGATAAGTAGGAATTGAACCTACACTCAATCGATTATGAGTCGAATGCTTTACCATTAAGCTATTATCCCATAGGGTACTTTGCACTAGTTATCAGTGAAGTGCATTTCCCCAAAATCATTTAATAAGGACTGTCATCCTCATCATCAGTAACACCAACAGAATCTGCTACACGCACGATCTCTGTCTCTGTCATCTCAAATTCATCATCAGATGCCTTTGGAATGTATTCGTTAAGCTTAGTAATTTGCACTGCCATTAGCATAGATGCAATCTTACCTTCTTCTCCGTACTCGTATTGAAAGATACGAACATTACCAATTGAGCCGTTACCGATACTCATTGGGTTGATATCATTCAAACCGCCATCAATAACCTTTACAGGCTGATTAACTTCACCATCTTTCTTCTTAGACTTTTTACGAAGAGTTACAGAGTAAAATACTTTACCATCATCATCTTCTACAGTCTTAGGCTTTAAGTTGAGAGTAACCCACTCATTTTTAACTTTCTTATCCCTAGTTCGAATTTGAACTTCCCATGTAGGTTGTTCTTTATTGAACTTTGCATTAGGTTTCTTGGGATCAAGACGTGGATAGAATAACTCAACATTTTTTAAAATAGCCATAGCTTTTTAGTTCCTTACTTTTAATTTCCAATTTTTTAATAAAAGGTATACATTGGAAAATGCATACCATTGTGCTTTAGCGTACCCTGGTAAAACTTAACAAAAAGCATAATCTGAGTACAATATCTGTTTTACATCGAGATTACCCCTCTCAGGAATAAGGTCTTCGCATTGAAGTTCAGACAATAATTTCTCTAAGGGTTTACTCTTATAAAACTCTACAAACTGTTCTCTTACTCTATAAAATAATTCTTCCATGTTTCCAGGCAAGGTGCCAAATGAATCATGAACAACTGTCATCTCATAAGGAGAAGATACTACAGTCATAGTTAAATGTGCTGCATCAAAACTGTGAACAATATTTGGTGCTGCACCCGTTCTTTGGGAGTCTTTATCAATAGTTGCTTCCTCCCATGTTTGAAGTTGAACCTTAAGTTCTTCTTCACCATACTTCAATTTAGTTCTAACAATAGATGGTTTACGATAAGCTTGAACTACAGGGAAGTTTGTTACTGGAGTAGTCCATTGCAGAAATACATCTTTCTTATTAGACCTATCAGCTAAGTCTTGAAACATTCTCAACATAGTTGCTGGTCCTTTAAGCTTCTCGTAACAAGTCTCAAATACTAAATCACCTAACATAGCACCCCAGAGGTGTTCTTTATCACGAAGGTATTCTGACATATCTCGGGTATCATCAATAATTTGTTGACCCATACCATATGCAGTACCACCATAACCTAGAGTCATAACATTTCGTTTAACTACCTTACGTTGATCTTTTGGGTTATCAATGTTAAGCCAGTAAACAGGAAATAATTTTTCTCTAATAGAACGATTTTGATTACGCCACTCTTGAGCAGCAGCATAAGCAAGAGCCTTTTGCTCACTCTTGTCAGGTGCATCAAAATAAGCTTTCTGTAGTTCTTTAGCTTTATTGTATACACTATCGAACTGATCACGTTCTTCCTGTGTTAATTGGTCTGCTAACTCTTGAAGTCTTTTCCATGCATATTTAGCAATATACATATACACATCCCCAGGAGTATCTTGTGGTACTAGGTTTACTAGTGGTGCAATATCTTCATCTTGTGACATTGCCACTAGATGCTGTACACCATTATTAGAACCATCAATATACACAGGTAAAGAACATTCATAATCCTCTAATGCATTACCATCCATTAACCAATTTTTAATTTTCTTAAGTTCATAACAAGCCGCTAAGAAAGAGAATGGTGCATCTGTCTCCATCCATCCTTGATTAACAGTTGGCTTATCTGCATAGGATAAGAATAGATTAAGATTCTCATCTACAAATTCAGCTCTCTGCTTTAGCGTCACCTTGTCATTTCCAAAAGAATTTGAAGTGTGCACTTTTAACCAGAATAAACCTGATTCACCTAATGGTGCTGATTTATCTAGTAGTAACAAGCCCTTTGCATTATCACTAGACTGCTCGTGAAGAAAGGCTGTATTAACATAAACACGACCTCTAAAATCAAAATTATAGATATGATAAAAAGCATTATCTAAATGATTTAATGCTAATCTTTCAATACCTTGTGCTTCGATTAAGAGTGATTGTTTCTTTTCTTCATCAATTTCTGTATGTAATTTAAAGGGACTATTAGAACATGGGTTATGTAAAAAGTGTTGATAAACTAAAAATACATCTTTATTAATTCTCCAGCCAATAGACTGTAATTTGTTTAAAGTATCAAACAAAATTTGTTTATCTTGACCCTTGAATTTACTTAATGCAGTAGAATGACCCTTCTTAATAATAGGAGAGCCATTAGCATTAAATGCAGAAGACCACGGTTGAGTTTGTTCTCGCAATGGAAATATATCAACTTTACTTTGGTCAATTAAACCCCATAGTTGTTCAATTGCTTTCCAGTCTTTAACTTGTAAAAAGTAAGCTTTGTATTTACTCTTCTTTCCATTTTTATAAGTATACTTAAGCCTGAAAGTAAGAATATTACATTCAATATAAGCAATACAAATAAACCAACCTACTTGTGCATCTGATACTGTATCATTTGGGAGATTAAGAATCTGTCTTAGTCTTCTGCCAATTGTAGCAACAATATCTACTAATGTAGCTTGTCGTTCTAGTCCTCTTAATATATGAGGATATGACACATCAATCAATGTATTTGGTGGTACATCTTTGAGATAATGTGTATAGATATTACGATCTGATCTCAAGACAGATTGTCTTTTAGTCAAATCTAAAATCAAGTTATCTAAGATATTATTCACCATTATTATTTTCCTACTTCTACTTCTGCATCCTCCATATAGTTAACTACCTTTCTAGCCAAATAGATTAAGCATACAATAACACATGCTTTCCAAACATTCATAAATATCCTTATTATTATTATTATTTTGATAAGAAAAGCCAGCTAGATTAGACTCCCGCTGGCAGGGAGTAATTATGATTTTGATTTCCTAAGAAAAAGAAAGAACCTAATTAGAAATAGCAACATAAATGCTGCTGATGCTATCTCTTCAGTAGTGTGACCTTCTCCTTGCAGTAGCCACAAAATACCAAAATACATTAACCACTCTACAAATAAAATTTGGAAGGTGTTAAACTTCTTTGTCTTATTTGTTGTTCCTGATTGTGTTGACATGACCAATTCTCTTAAATCGTTGATTCAAATTTGCTAAAGGATTAATTTTCCAGAGATCAAGTTCTTTACCAACTTCGTTAAAGAAAGCTAAAGAATGTGGCTCATGACGAGCTTTAACATACTTATAGATTTCATTTCCTACTTGGTAAACATAACCTTCTTCATCTGAAATATTAACTGGAGAGGGATTAAACAAGCACTTATTGCACATTTTTAAACTCCTAACTTTTTATCTACTAAGATTAAATCTTCTATAGCCTTAAAAATCCTACGGAAATCTTCCGCAGATTCTGTAATAACTGAAGCTACAGTCTCACCAACCATATATGCTGAGTGAACATCATATAGTGAAGGAGGAACTATTGCTTGCAGATAATCATCATACACAGTCACTTTAACTGAATCAAAGGGACTATCTTGAATTGCTTCAATAGTGTAATCACCAGCTTTTATTGTTAGAATAGACATAATTAATCCTCGATTACTTGATCATAGATTGAAGTAAACTCGATGATAGAACCATCAAGCTCAACTTCAGTACACATTCTTTCAATTAACTCTTTAGAAGTACTTGTAGCATAGACTGCAGGTATTCCTTTAGTGTCATTTGAGAATATGTAGGTAAGACCAAATTCCTCTAATGATTCAATGATTTCTTGCGCTGTACATCCGAAGTTATCGCCATACAGTGGGTTTAACAAAAGAAATTTACTCATTATAACTCCAAAATTAAAAGAACTTGGTACTTACCCCAAGTGGTCTCTCTACTGAGAAAGTCCAGTACTTACCCTGGAGGGTCTCTCTATACCGAGAAGGCTATTGGTTTACATATAAATTACTACATTTACAAGAGCAGGACTAAAGTAATTTAGATACTCTGTATATGGAGTTGTTGTGATTAATTCACCAGTAATTTTATTGTACACAAAATAAACCATTTTTAACTCCTTATTGAACTAAAGCATCAAGCCCATGTAATAGTAATGCACAAAGGCCTAAGCCAACAGCAATAGCAGTTACAATATTCATAAATGTTTCTGATTCAAAAAACTTTCTCATTTTAAAATCCTTATTAAACTAAAAGATCAAGACTATTAGATAGTGCAATTACGAGAGCTATCACAATTATAACCGCTAATCCAACATTTAGAATTTCTTCTAACATATATCCTCTTATTTAGTAAGGTTATCGTAGACTTTAGAGACACTCTCATGTGCCTTAGCATAACCTAAGGTCAAACCAATTACGGCTTTATCCTTAAGATTACGATCTTCTACTGGTGTAACAATTGCCTTCTCAAAGGTTGTAGGTTCTGTATTTGCTTTATTGAACAAAGCTAACTTATCACTACGATCTTTTTCATCAAATGCACATACTGCTACATTTGTTGTAGTTGCTAGAGTACCTGTAACGATACCTGTAGCAATTACTGGACCAGCACCAGGAATCAGCAATGCTGCGGCAGCACCTGCTAATGCACCATAAGTACCTACTTTAAGAACTTCTTTGGGCTTACAGAAAGATTCCTGTGCAAAAGAAGAAACACTTGCTACACACAAAGTCAACACAATAAAGAACTTTTTCATTTTAAACTCCATAGTTAAAGGGAAATACACAAGACCGCTTCTCAGCGGTTTCGTCTAATAAAGACTCATCAGTTGTGTTTCTTATCACATTGCGCTATTATTTCGTAAGGATTTAATGGCTTAATGTTATTAAGATCTTTAATTTTTTTTACTTCTTTATCGAGGGCATAGACTGCAGCTTCAAGAGCATCCATTTTACATAGTGTTTTAGCCCTGTCCTGTGCTTTAATTTCGCCATCATTAATTAACATATCTACATACTTTTCATGCTTAGAAGCCATAGCAGTAGTAGACAAGAGTGTAATAAAAACAGCAATTAACAATTTTAACATTTTAACTTTCCTTAAGTTTATTGATTTTGATTACTTTATCTAAATGATATTTCTTCATTATAGATACATCATTTTTCTCACTTTTTATTGTGAATTTTCTTCGCAAAGTTGATCAAAAGATTTGTATTGACCCTCTGAACGTGTTACTCGATGTACTGCTTCAGGTGTTAAACCTTCATGTGGTACATAGCCAAATCGTTTCATATTATCAGCATCAAACACTTTATTGAATAATACATCAATTTCAAAGCTCATTTAAGTTCCTTTATGATTTTGATTACTTTATCTAAATGATATTTCTTCATTATAGATACGTCATTTTTCTCACTTTTTTGATAAAAAAGGCCACCCTTTTTATGGGGTGACCATTAGTTTTAAGCTACTTCAGCAGGTACTTCTTCTTTTGTTTCTAATGCTTGTTTAAGCATACCAAAGAAAGCATTACGACCTATTTGTAATTGATCTAGATTAAACTTAGCAGAGTCTAGTTTACGATCCAAATCTGCGACATGATTAACAAGCATTTGTTGCTCTTGAGTCATGTCCTCATATTTGTATTCGATACCATCAATAGAGATAGGGGTCTTTTCATTTTTTCCCATTTTTATTTTCCTTTTAAATTGCTACCAAAGTTGGGTGGTAGCTTCCCTTTAAATTGTTGGTCCTGCTGCCCAAGGGAGTGCAGGTTGAATAATTGGCGGATTGATTTGACTGTCAATCTGTGACTGAATAGCCGCTTCTGTTGTTTCTTTTTCAACGCCATTGGCATAGCACCAACTCAATACTTGTGTTTGAGTTAACTCAGCGAAAGGTGTAAATTGTCCACCCTCTTCTGGTTGTGGAAAAGAACAAATTGAATAAGTAGTTGCATTGTAGGTTTTGGCGGTTTCGCCAGTGCCTTCAGTTTGTGTGCCGTTACAGCGCCATCCTGCGGTTACAACCACATTGGCTAAAGAGCCATCTGTTGGTTTGCAGGACATCCATTCGATCACCCATGTGATAGTTGCTGACATATATTTTCCTTTATAAATTAAAGATTAGCGGCATCCAAACGTGCCTTGAGTGATTCAATAATTGCTTGTTGTTCTTGCATTGCTTTTGTTAATAAAGAAATCATATTGCCATAAGCCAACGCATCGGGCGAACCATCTTCTGCGTACTGAACAAATTCAGTTAACCCAATAGCATGAACTTCTTCAGCAATTAAACCGCCAAATGTTTTACCTACATCCGTTTCTGATTTACCTTCGTAGGTTACAGGGCGTAATTGCAATACTTCGGCAAGACCGTGCGTTGCATCTTGAACATTCTTTTTATACTTAATTGAAGATGTTGAACGAAGTACTTGACCCCCAGAAGAGGCAATAAACATATTTGCAGCATTACCAGTTGTAAAGTTTGCATAGATTTGCGGTAGTTCTAATGCACCATTGCTATTCATATACAGCAAACCAGTATCAGCAGAATTTCTCCATACTGCCGCATACGTTGAACTGTCAGCACTTGCGGTTCGAATACAGAAACGAGCTTCTGTACTAGTAGTCCCTACCAGCAAGTTACCCGCAGATGTCAAAATCATTGATACGCTAGGTGTAACAGTACCCGCACCCGCGGCATATTTTAAAAATGCCCAACCGCTATAGTTTTCGCCCATACTAATAGCGTAACCCGAGTGTGATGAACTATCCAAAACAGAGCTACCACCATTTATGCCATTGACGTTTTGCGAAAGGAATAAACCGTTGCCGCCTGATAGCCCTTGGAATCTAGAGTACCCATAAGCATTGCTAGTATACAAACCAAAAGAATTTAACAATCTCATGGTTGTAACACCAGTTGCAGCATCAAAGATATCTAATTTATAAAAAGGATTATCTCTACCGATACCTACATTACCACCAGCAGTAAGAGTAATAACATCCTCAAATCCATCAGCGGTGACTCCCCTATTTACAAAGAACGAAAGTTTACCACCCCAACCAGCATTTCCGACACCTGGACTTGTGGTGTCGTATACACCCTTGATACCAGCATAACGCCAAGTAGGGTATTGCGATGGTGAGTTGTATCCACTAAAAGTTAATGAAGTACCATCTCCGTTTGATGCACCTTGATTATGAAGGTTAACGAGTTCAATAACCCCTGTAGCAGTACCTAACACGCCAAGTTTTACTCGAGGTGCATTTGTACCAATACCTAGCCCCGTTGTTGTAAAACGAGCAATCTCAGATGAAGGATAGGCTCCAGGAGCAAATATAGAATGACCAACTTGGCCTGTTTCTGAAGAGATTTTAAACCAATCTTGATTTCCTGCAGGGTCACGAACAACTAATCCGTAACGAGTAACAGCTGAACCCCCTGCATGAATATAAACACCATAGCCATTTGTGGCATCGCTATTTGCAAATGCACCTGCAACACCTGCGCTGTTTTGGTTTACTGTAATTACGCCTGTAACATCAAGCCCAGTAGATGAAACTGTAGCTTTTGTAGAGCCAGAAGTTTTAAATTGTAAAACCGAGCCATCAATGTTTAATGGCCCATATGCAGCGCCACTGTTATACAATGAAACAATTTGGTTTTGTTGAGGTCCAGCAGAAGAACTAATAATATATTGAGATACTACACCAGATCCTCGTAAGTCAAGATTGGCGGCAGGTATACCACTATAGCCAACAGCTAGACTACCGTTAAGAATGTTTACATTTCCATTATTTTGAAAAGCAACTGCTAAAACATTATCTGTAGTATTATACAAATAAGTAAAAGAGTTGTCGCTGGTAAACGCCCACTTCTTTGCAGAAACCCCAGTTCGTTGCCAAGCAAAAGAATTTGGATTTGTAGATGCAATTTCTAATGGATAACCTGGATTTGTTTGTCCAATACCTACATTGCCACTACTCAGAAGAGTCATCACATTAACATCTGCATTTGATGCTGAATTTATAGAGCCATGACCCAAAGATATAACAAGAGAACTTCTTGCTTCTGCAGAACTTTCTTCCCATCGACCAACAGAAAATTGTGCTTGACTTCCCCATTCGGTTCCATCATTTAAAGCAATTTTAAAACCTTTGAAGTAGTCTTTTATAGCGCTGTCTGCAGTCATTGCAGGACCTCTTATTTCAAGAGCAGTTCCTGCGTTAAGAGCGTGATCATTTATACTAGTATATGAAAGTCTTGTTTGACCGACAACGTGGAATATGTTTTGTGGATTGTTTGAATTAATACCTACATTACCAGTGTCGCCTACAATTCGCATCCGTTCTGTGGGGCTAAATGTTACACTAGCAGTTTTTGCAGTTGCTGGACTTGCATAAAAAGCAATTATACCATCATTGCTTGATCCTCCAGTACCATTCACAGAAATACCAGCCGCACCATAAGTTCCTGTAACACTTGTTTTATATCCAGCAGAGCCAGGAGTAGGATAATAATTTGATGATAAATAAGTTGCACCAGAACTGTATTCACCAAAAATGTGGCCGTAGTTGTCCCATGAAATACCTACAGCAGTTGAAGCCGCTGGAAAAACAAACTGACCTGCACTGTTGAGAGTTGCTTTAAGAGAGCCATTGGTCAGAAACTGAATTGGAGTGCTAGTGTATGTAGCTATATAAAACGTACTATTTCCACCATTTACTCCAAGTTCAGCTTGATGCGTATTAGCTGTGTTTCTAAGATGGACAAACGCACCTGCTGAATCAGCAATAGTCAAGCCTTTGTAATTTGTGTAGCCTACTGGCAAACTTGCCCCAATACCCACATTACCTACGCTTGTGATGCGTAGTCTTTCGCCATCGTTATAATCAATAGTAAAGGCATTGGTTGAGCCTTCCATTGTTAAATCGTAAAAGTTACCAGCACCTGCGTTTTGTCTAAAACGATAAAATAAATCTACACTTGCATTAGAGTTTGTTTGTAAAACTACTGTAGCTGATGCGTTTGAAGATGAAACTTGAAAAGGTGTAGCATTTGATGTTAAAACACTAAATGTTTGCGTATCAAAGGTCAACCCAGACCCAGTAGCCAAGGTACTAGAATTTGAGGCGTAAACTAAACCGCCTGATGTAAACGATGAAAGGTTAGTACCGCCATTAGCAGTGGGTAATACACCATTAACACCCGCAGTTAGGGATACTGTATTTTTTTCCCACAGGCTATTACTTGAGTTGTAGACAAGAGTTTGACCTGTTGTAGGGCTTTGAGCAGACACGTTGTGCAGCTCATCCATCTCATAACCGTTCTGAATCTTAACTTCAATAGTACCTTGAGTAGCATGACTACGTGTAACAATACCTACATACACTAAGTGAATAGGTGCATAAGGCTTAATATTAGTATATGTACCAGCAGTAACTCCACTAAGATATAGTTGAGCACCATTAGCATAAGCAGATGTATCTAAATTACTTACAACACCAATAACGACTACATAGCCATTATTATTGTTAGAGATGTCAGCCTGTACAACACCATACGTCTGTGCTGAGGTAGCGTCACTTGTAGCTAATGCCTTAGTAACAAGAGCCTTATTGCTAGATGCACCACTGATATAAACAACAGTACCTTTAGTAAGTGTTGCACCAGTCTCATTACGAACTTGACTAATCAAGGTAGCAGTACTACCAGCAACACCTACAGACAAGTCTTTACTAGTACCTGTAGTGCTAATTACAACACTACCATCGTTAGACGTTAAAGCACTCACAGCATTGTCTGCTAGAGTACCCTGAGCAGCAGTAGCAAAGGCTGTACTAGCTTGAGTAGCCGCAGAGCCAAGACCTAAGTTAGTCCTAGCATCTGCCGCATTATTAGCATTAGTACCCCCAAAGGTAACACCTAAGACACCACTGGAATTCGCACCTTCTGCTAATTTTGATAGATTACGTGGTATACTCATTGGTTACCTCCTTTATTTTTAAAACCATACTCTTGATGGTGATTGGGGAAATACTAGGAATTCTGCAATAGGACTAGGTGTAACTATTACAGTAGGCTCTGGCATTTCAAAGTTTGGATCTGCCAATTCCTCGGGAGTACGCTGATATGCTCGACTCTCTCTTTTCTCTGCAAGGTCTACTGGACCACGTAGATTTGCATGAAAGCCTGAGAGAGGTGCCATCTCAGGTTCCTCATATGTCCGCCCTTCAGTTGTACGTTGTAATACGTTACCTGTAGGTCGATAAATTGTACCTACTACATCTAGGTTGTAACCCTCAGTAGGAACCCAACGGGTCTCTACTACTTGACCTTCTTCATTTTTAACTGTTATACTTTTAACAGCACCAGCAGTCTCAAGAGCAGTCATTAGTGCGGCTTCTGAGGCCGCTTTTAAATAATAATCCATGTTTGTTCCTTATGCTGTTATACCGTTAATTTCAGTTTGTGATAAAGCTTTTCCAAAGAAGGTAAGCTTTTTGATATGTCCATTTAGATATAAACTTCCACCTTTTCTGCTACCAATATACAATTGATTAGCATTTAAACTTAGTGTTTGAGAAGCACCTACAGTACTCGTTGTATTTGACGCAGAACCTATTGTTGTGCTATTACTACCACTACCAGACATTTTTATAAAACTGTTTGCAGAATAAGAGGGTACTGATCTAATATCATTGTTAGAGGCTATTAATCTATTAATGTATTGTATTTTATTTGCAGCACTGCCAGCAAAGGTTAAACTCATTTCAACAATTGTAGTATTATCATTTGCACATTCGGCAATCATATAATCATTACCTGCTTTAAATGTTTGTGCCTCAGCATATACAGTGTGGGCAGAATTATTCCACCAACTATTAAAATTAGTTCCAATCATAGATGCATTATCACTAGCACGAGTAGCAGTTCCTGTGCTGTATATATCAGCAGCACGAGTTGTTGCTGAAGAGACTGTAGGTATATAACTAGTAGCTACAGAACCTAGTTCTGCTTGCCAACCCCATGTATAGAAAGTACGATTAAGAGTAGGACTAACAAAACCTACATAAGGTTGTGTTCCTGACCCATCAGTCTTAAACGTTACAGAAAATCTTTTCCATTGATCTGTGATATTGCAAAGAGTAGCTCCATCATAGGGATAAGGTTGAAGATACCAATTTCCTGTAGTACCAGCAGCAGAACGAAGCCAAACAGATATAGTGTATGTAGTATTTGTTGCAAAAGTTCCACCTGATGGTATTCTCCAGAACCATGTATTTCCTGTACTACCTGAAACTACTTTGGTTGTTAGGCTTGAACCATCTGGTGCTATAACATCTGCTGAATTATCGGTTACTGTATAAATATTTTCGGCATCAAGGGTGTTACCGTATAAGTTACTTCCACCAAGTATATTAGTGGCTGCAGGTTCAAGTATTAAACCCTGACTAATCCACTTAGCCGTAGTCGTATCATAAACAAATCCATTTCGTGCTTGGTTTGTACCAGCGATACGAAGTACGCCAGTTGAATCATAGTAAGTTGCTGAACTTGCTCGTGAAATAAATTTAGATGCTGTTGAGATATAGCTAGTTGAAAAACTACCTAATTCAAACTGTGGATTCCAACAATATACATTTTTATTAGCTTCACCACCAGTAGGATAGAGTAATGCAATTATATCTGTTTGTCCACTTGGTATTGTGGCTAGTACAGTTACTCTATACCATCCATTACCAGCATTTGTTACTGTGGCACCATTAGTTACAGTTGGAACTCCATTTGACCAAAATATATTTGTATTACCATAATTTATAGAGGTAGGAGGATCATAAAGAGCAAAAATACTTGTACCTGGATTTGTTCCTGCTTTGAGATATATTGAGCAAGCATAAACTTGACCTGCACTTACACCTGCGTATGCAGCAATAAATGCGCAAGTAACACTTGTTGGATTAGGTATAGCTTGAACTAATAATCCTGAATAAGTACCGTCTGGTGCTAATGTGGAATATGGGACACCAAAACAATTTAGATAACTTACAGCACCATAACTATTTAAATGTGTTACAATGTTAGTTCTCTGCTCTTCAATCAATAACCCTTTACACTCATTTGTGCTCGGGTCAAAATCAATTCGAGGTTTGTTATCACGTACAGTCCTTAAAATACCCTGAGCATCAGTCAGGGTTGCTGCTGACGCTCGGGTAAAAGTAATACGTGAATCTACTACCTGAGATCCTGCAAAGTCCAAATTAAGTGTAGGTTTAATTGTTGGGAAATTTTGTTTTACACTCATGTTTGCTCCTCTGCAGGTTCAGGTGTGTTGCCTTCAGCAAGCCATTTTAAGTAAGCTTGATAGTCGGTGTTGGCAGGGTCAAATGGAATACTCCACCCGTCTGAACGAACTACTGAATTAATTTCGTTAGTTAACGATGATTTTTGAAGTTTGTATGTGATCATTTATAACTCCGCAGAAAAAGCAACTCTTGCTGCTGCACTATTAAAATATATATAACCAGCACCACCAGCAGATGTACTACCACCATGAGTAAATCCAATAGATGCACTATTTGCAGACATATAATTTTCATTTGTCCCTGTTACTATTACAGTAGTTATACCATTGTAAATACTTAAATTGCCAAAAGCAGAGCCAAAACCAGTAGCGGTAAAAGAAGGTGCTGCTCGCATGGTTTGTTTAAAATTATAAACAATATTAATTCTGTCTGTAGTCGTTACTCCATTAGCAAAATGCTCTGTACCACCTGTACCACCTACAATCTGGAAATACCGTTGACATAGTGCCAATTCAGTGCCAAGTGAGCGATGCTCAAATGGTGTTGCTACAGCACCTTTTTCTAACTGAATACCAGTTAAAAAGAAAGTTGCTCCAGATGTTCCAAGTAAATTAGTTTGAGTAGTTGCAGCACGTTTAGAACCAGTCCCATTAAACCAAGTATTAAATGATGTTGTTGTTGCAGATCCAGCATCACCGCCAAGATGCCAATAAACACGCATAAATCCAGTTGTATTATTGGATGGTCCATAAAGATTATCACCAACAAAGGTTAATGTTTTATATTCCCATGTATTTGCAGTATTAATAGTATATGTCTGGTTATTCCATCGTTCATTAGTACCATTATAAGTTGTTATATTATTGGTATATGTTCCTGGAATTGAAGACTTAACCCAGAACGATAAAGTAATAGGTTGCGCATAAGCAGTACCGAAGGCAAAATCTTGTACGTTTTGACCTTCAATACGTTGATTAAATGCACAAAAACCTATAGCATTATAGTTTGAAGAACCTGCTGTATATTTTAAAGATTTATTAAAACCAGGAGGTCCATCAGTAACCTGTTGAACTGTTCCTGTATTAGAATTTTGTCCACCTGATTCAATCATAGTACGATCAACAGCAAATAATTCATTACTTATAGCAATAGACCCACCAGCATTACGCTGATCAATACGCATATCGCCATTAATAAAACGATTTCTGTTTTGACCAATTACATTATAAAAATCAGCAGCAGTTTCTGCTCGGATTATTTGCTCACCAAACAAGCCTGTTCTCTTTTTAAGACCAGCAAGCAACTCACGAAGAGTCGCCTGTGGTTTTGTCATTCTTACTGTCATATTAATTCTCCACTACAAGCCCGTCAACGGCTGAAATTGCTGTTGCTACAGCTGTTGTTGTGTTATCTACTCTACGTAAACCATCAAATACAGAACGTCCAGAACTAGTTCCTACGTGCAGTAATTGAGTGTCACTATCATAAGCTAGAGCAGTTACAGCATCTGAAGTACCGTATAGTGTTGCTTTTGCGTTTGGTTGGAATAAGTATTTTTCATCGTTGTACATTTTTGCAACTTGGTCTGCACTAGGTGCACTCAAAGAGAATCTCCAAAGTGCTAAGTCTCCTCTCCAAGAATAATTAGAATTGCTCATTTTATATGCACCAACTGCTGTTATAGCCGTAGTATTAGTTAAAGAACCAACTAGAGCGTTAACGGCTGTTGCTAATTTACCATCTATATAAATTGAGTGGGAGTTATTATTGCTAGAAGTAAAAACAACTTGATGCCATGCACCATCATTAAGAACTTCTGTACTTGCTATGTCAGCAGTTGTTATTGAACCGTAAATATAACCATATACACCATGTGTAGGATTCATCAATATTTGTATACCAGTACCTCCTGGAGCACCCAAAGTATTTTTATAGAACAAGCCTCTGTATGTTGATTCGGTATTTGTGGTTCTAAACCAGCCAGACACGCTAAAGTTTCCTGTACCTATATCAGACGTACTCGTGTAGTCTTGATGTAAATAATTACTGTCGGTAAATCCACTATAAGCAACTAAATCAGATCCCGTAGCTACAGGAGTTTTAGTTATTGTACCAAATACTTGTAGACCTTTGTTGTTAGCAGAACGATCTGCATCTGCAAGTCTAACTGAAACATTGTCATAAAAAGCGTATTCGCTTGCAGCATTCCAAGCAAATAAACCAATATAAGCAGTTGTAGAGGTTGCAGTAAAGGTATAAATATAAGTTCCACTTCCCTGAGAGCCTGTACTAAAATAAGAGAACCCTCCTGTTCCTGACGGTTCTGTACCTAAATAAACCCCTCCAGGATTAAATGCAGTTAATGTATAACTAAGCACATACTTTTTCCCAATCACTGTGGAAAACGATTGTTGAGCTCCGCCACCAAAAACTTTTAATCTGTTAGTATCTACTGATAAAACAGTACCAGTATAACCAGGATAAGCACTCCAACCAGTAGTACTAGAATCAAATGTACCGTTAGTAATTAATTCAATTCCTACAACTGTTTCTTGCGTAGTATCCGATAACCAAGCACCTTTGATATCGCCAACCATGTAACCTGAGTTGTAAGTAGATGTTTGAACGTTATACGTCCTTGTTGCAGGAACACCATCTATACCTTCTCCTAAGTATCTTAAAACACCAGTAGTGCCAATAACATACTCATTCTTACGACCCCATAATGGTTTTTCATTAGTTGGATTCCAAGGCAAACTTGGGCCTTGAGCAACCGCTAAGTTGTAATAATAGTTTTCACTAGTGTCTTGTGTGTTGTAAGGTGGTTTATATTTTACGTTATAAATAGTGTTACCATTATTATAGATAGCGCAGAAAGCATTATCTGAGTTAAATCCAGACAACTTTATTGCGGCTCCAGACCATGTTAAATTACTTACTGTACCATTATCTCTAATCACTGAAACACCACTAGCTGTAGCAACTGCAATTGTTGGTATAGGTAATCCTGTTGCAGTATCAATTGGTGCATTTGGCAACACCGTCATAGCTAAGTCATATGTGTTGTAACTAGATAAAGTATACTCTCTAATATTACTACCAATAGCTAAATATGCATCGTTATCTCTTGTTGTAGATAACAATTCATTTACAAATCCATTTTTAAAAATATAGTATCCAGCTATATAATTTCTAGATTGTCTATCCTTAATAAAATCTAAAAGAACTAATCCATTTCCAGAATAATCAGGTGCTCCAAAAATAACTCCAGCAAGAATTCCATTTACTGCAGAAACTTTGCGTATTGGTGCATCCCAACTTAAATACTTATATGATATCCACAGGGGCATATCTGGACTATCGCCATCATAAATAATTAGCTGAGGTGAAGAAAAGTTAGCAACAATAACAGCAACTGCAGGGAACTCTCTTCTAGCACCACGAGTAGCAGTGTTTAGGGGTTCATTATACCAGCTTGCATGTTGAGTACGCTTGCGCCAAGCACCACCATCTGAGTCTTTAGATGTATCATAAATGAATACACTAGAAGCACTAACATTGAGTTGAGCACTAATAGCGGCAATATCAAGGCTACTTAAAGCACCTGTACCGCCTGTAAAGTTCACATTCTCTTTGTCTTGGAAAGCCATTGAGCCAAGATACTGATTCAAAGGAATCTGATTTTGACCTGTACCAATGTCTGACTGATCGACTACTAAGTATTGTGTTGAACCGACAGTTTGTGAAATTGTTCCATTAACAACTAGTTTGGAAGAGTTGGTGTTTGAATTTGCACCTACTAACAAAACACCATCTGAGCCTAATGTCATAGACTGAGTTGGGGTTGAGCCGTTTGCTTGTGTAGTAAATAAAAGGCCTACACCATAATCACCATTAGTAGCGTTATTCTTGTAACCTTGAATGGTTGCACCGTAAACAAAGTTATTGTTTGAATCATATTTAACAGCAAATGACAAACCTGATCTTGGACTTGCATTGTATGCAGCGGTACTTCTAATAGCTTGAGTAATATAAATATTAGGGTCAAGATTAACCTGAGTACCTTCAACAACTAATCTAGCGTTTATACTTGTAGTGCCGATACCAACATTACCTGTACTTGTAACAGGTCTATTTGATGTTCCACCAAGAGCAATAGAACCACCACTTGCGCGTGTAATAAGAATTGGGGTATCTATTCCTGCTCCCGCATCAGAAACTGCAAATAGTTGGAAATTACTTCCTGCATCTGACCCAGTTTCGGCAGTTGGGTTTCCAAGATACATAATCCATCTATTTGTACCTGCAGTTTGACCTAAAATTGCACGAGAACTTGCGGCTTGTCCGTTTATAAAAAGTAATCCGTTTCCACCGCCATTTCCAATTGTCATAGTACCTGAAGCACTAAGAGTACTAAATGCACCAGCTGAATTATAAGCAGACAAATCAAGTGTGCCACCTAAAGTAAGACTACCAGTAGTAGTTACTGTACCTGTCAAGGTTAAACCACTGACTGTACCTGTACCAGCAACAGAGGTAACTGTACCTGTGTTTGTTGTATAGCCACTAGGATTAGTGCTGTTGTATGGAGTATACCCAAGAGCACCTGTAACGTTACCGCTAGTCAACTCACCACGAATAGTAGCAGAAGATTTGTTCTCTACATTGTTTAATTCAAGCGAAGTTCTACCAGTAGCAGCTACAAGACCTGTAGATCCACCATCCCATTTAAGACGATCAGTATATGCTGTGTCTACCTTAGACTTTTCAGCTGAGGTATAGTTATTGTCTGTATGAACATAAGCAGAGTCAATTACTGTGTTTGCATTATAAGCCTGTATAGATACACCAATAGCTGCTGTTTGAAGAGCGCTATCAGCCTTAGTACCTTGAGCAGCAGTAGCATAAGCAGTGCTATCAGTAGTAGAGGCAGTACCTAGTCCAAGATTAGTTCTTGCTCCAGCAGCAGTAGTGGCGTTTGTACCACCTAATGTAATAGGAACTGCTCCAATAATATTGGTAGATAGTACTTGACCAACACCATAAGTATTGTATACAACTGCCTCAACTGAATCGTTTAAGCTAGCCGCAGCGCCAAGAGTAAATGATGTTCCATTAGTTGCTGTGTAGTCAGTAGTACTTAACAATACACCGTTTACATAAACTTGGATTGAGCCAAGAGGGTAAGTTACACTGAATGTAGTTTGTCCTGCAGTAGCCGTAAAGCTTGTACGTGTGAAGGTACTTGTAGGTAATTCAAATGGTGCCCAAGAGGCAGTAGTTCCATCTGTCTTTAGGTATTGACCCGCATAACTAGTTTGAGAAGGCAGTCCAGTAATACTAGCCCAAGAAGCACTTGAACCATCTGTAGTTAAGAATTTACCTGTCTGACTCAATTGTGCTGGCAAAGCATTAATTGTCTTGTTCTTCCATGTATTAGTAGAAGCTTCATATTCTAAAATCTGACGATCAGCAATGTTAGCAATGACTACATCATTCAATTCATCTAACGTATAACCGTTAGCTAAGGCAGAGGTACCTAATCCAAGATTAGACCTAGCCGTAACAAGATTAGTTAACTCTGATAAATTGTTGTTAGCCAACATGTAGCCAGCACCAGACATATATGCTGCAACCCATGCAGATCCTGTATAAACCTTCATACCTTGAACAGTAGTGTTAAAGTACAAAGCACCAGCAACTAATGCATTACCATCGTTGTCTAGTGTAGGATCATTAGCCTTTTGACCAAGATATTTATCATCAAAGTTATCAAATGCAGCTAAGGCTTGATCACGAGCAGCTTCAGCGGCAGCTTGCGCTGATATTGCTGAGGTTGCAGATGTGTTAGCATTAGTAGCACTAGTAGATGCATTGCTAGCTGATAATGCCGATTGAGTGGCAGAAGCACTAGATGCTGTTGCTGAGTTAGCTGAGTTAGTTGCTGAGGTAGCAGACTGAGTGGCAGAGTTAGCTGAGTTAGTTGCGTAAGTACCTGATTGAGTAGCTGAAGTACTTGCCTCACTAGCTTTAGTTGTAGCAGTAGCTGCAGATGCTGCAGAATCAGACGCACTAGCAGCAGCTTCAGTAGCTTTAGTAGATGCTGTACCTGCACTGGTACTCGCATTAGTAGCCTGTGTAGTAGCTGTTACTGCAGATGCCGCAGCATTTACTGCTGAGGTATTAGCCGCTGTTGCACTAGTAGATGAACTATTAGCACTGTTTAAAGAGTTAGTTGCGGATGTAGCAGCATTAGTCTCTGATGTACTTGCAGCAGAGGCAGAACTTGCCGCATTAGTAGCAGATGTACTAGCGGAGGTTGCGCTTGCACCAGCATTAGTCTCTGAAGTACTTGCTGCAGAGGCACTAGCAGACGCTGCAGATGCAGAACCACTAGCAGATGTTGCACTAGTACTAGCTTCACTTGCTTTAGTAGTTGCTGTGCTTGCTGAAGCAGTGGCACTTGTAGCTGAGGCTGCGGCATTAGTAGCACTTGTAGCAGCTTCACTAGCTTTAGTTGTTGCAATGCCAGCCTGAGTAGTCGAAATACCTGCTTGAGTAGTAGAAATACCTGCTTGTGTTGTCGAAATACCAGCCTGAGTAGTAGCCGTTGTAGCACTTGTATTTGCTGATGTTGCAGAGGTAGCGGCATTGGTAGCACTAGTAGCGGCTTCAGCTGCTTTTGAAGATGCAGAGGTAGCACTTGCTTCAGCGGCATTTTTATAGTTTAATGCATATGTCTCAGATGAACTAGCATTCAAAGCTGAAGTAGCTGAGGCATTTTTACTTGATAAAGCTGAGGCAGCACTAGATGCCGCACTCTGAGCAGATGTGTCAGCTTCAGCAGCTTTAGTAATAGCAGTGCTTGCATAACTTTGTGAAGTAGCAGCACTAGAAGCAGCTTGAGAAGCACTTAATGCAGCATTCTGAGAGGCTGTTTGAGCAGTAGCATCATAGAACTGCCAACCAGTAGAGGTGTAAACCTTAAGCTTTTGAGCTACAGTATTAAAGTACTCAGCACCAACAATTACTGGACTGCCATTACCATCTAGTGTAGGATCAGCATTTAGCTCACCCAAATAAGTACGTCTAAATGAAGCTAAACTAGCATCAGCACCAGCTTTAGCTGCAGCAGCATCAGCGGCACTTTGGGCAGCTTCAGCGGCCTTTGTTGTGGCAATAGTAGCTTGAGCAGTAGCAGTAGATGCGGCTCCTGTAGCTACACCTGCTTGAGTAGTTGCAGTGTTAGCTTGGGTGGTGGCAATACCTGCCTGAGTAGTAGCAATACTAGCTGAAACAACCGCCTCAGCAGCTTTAGTAGTTGCTGTTCCTGCTTGATTAGTAGCAGTACTTGCAGAATTAAACGCTGAAGTAGCTGAAGCGGAAGCCTCAGTAGCTTTTGTGGTAGATATTCCTGCCTGAGTAGATGCGATAACTGCTTGTTGAGTTGCCGTGGTGGCACTTGCTAAAGCACTGTCTGCAGAACCATCTGAGTCAAATGCACTGTTAGCTGAGTTAGTCGCACTTGTTGCAGCAGCACTAGCTGAGTTAGTTGCAGATGTGGCTTGGTTAGTAGCAATAGTTGCTTGAGCAGTAGCTGTTGTAGCAGAAGCCTGAGCTGCATTTCTATAAGCTAATGAATTGGCTTCATAACCTGAGGCTGCAATTTGGCTAGTATTAGCACTAGCTGCAGAGGCTTGAGCATTAGTAGCACTATTTAAAGCATTACCAGCAGAGACACTTGCTTGAGTAGCACTAGTTGCTGAGTTAGTAGCTGAAGTAGTTGAAGCAGTAGCTTGATTAGTAGCAGTAGTTGCACTATCAGAGGCTGAGTTAGCACTAGCAGAAGCAGCACCCGCACTCACACTTGAAGCTGCAGCAGAGTTAGCCGCAGCAGTAGCACTAGCAGCAGCTTGATCTCTCTTCAATGTAATGCTTGTTAACTCATCAGAAAACTGTTGTGCAGTTCCAGTATAGCCATTCTGCACAGCAATTTGATATGCACTATAACCTTGTGCACCTTGACCACCAGTACGAGACAGTGAAAGAACATATTCTACTGCTTGTACATTAATAATATTTTCTTGTGTGGTTAAACCTAGGGTTGCCATATTAAACCTCCGTTGGAGAGTATCTTACTTCGACCAAACCTCGAAATGGTTTCCACACTTGTTTACGTGAGCCTATACCAGTATCTCTGATTTCTAAATCAATAAAGCCGTATACTGGTTTATCTGGACTTGGCTGAACTGACCATCCAGTAATTAATGTTTCGGGTATAACCATAATAAATTGGTTATTTGTGTCTGTTGTATCTAACAACGGAATAGTTACAGTTACGCCACCTGGCTTTACTGTCAATGGGATAGCACCTGTGCCATCATTATTTGCTTCAACTACTTTGCTAAAAAGTTCGTAGTCTGCAATATTAGTTAACCAAGCTAATGTTAGGTTTAAGTGTATCTGTTCACCCTTGATGACGGATACTAGTACTGCTCCATCATCAGATATCAAATCCTTTGATGAAGACGTAATCTTACTTCGTGCCATTTTGTTTCCTCTCTCGATCCTCAGATGGAGTTAAGATTAATTAATTGGATAGATTAGGCTTTTATTCCTTTTTATCCATCCTTGTTTTATTAAGATTCTATTGAATGAATCGCTATTATCTAATTCACTTGATGTTATCGCTAAATCAACATTTTTCTCTTTAGCTGCTTCAATCATTGATTCATGTACAAGTATTAAAGCTTTAACCGCTTTATAACCAGACAAATTACAATGATAATACAGCTGATATAATGCTGTTTGCCTAGAATGTAGGTAGGGTCTGATTACTTTAGCAGCAATCCAACCTATTACTTTTGAGTCCTCTTTAATAACTCTAAAATAGTCACCTCTTCTAGCTAATGTAAATAAATTATTTTTACATAAATCTGGATCTATTGATACTTCAACAGACTCGTATTCTGAAAAATAATCTATTGATAATTTAAGACATTCTTCTAATTCTTCTGATGTTTTGATTTTATCTATTTCTATCATAATAATAATAACCAAGGGAGGCTTTAGATCTCTCTTTAGCGTCCCCTGGTAAATGTAATACTTTTAATTAATTTGATTACCAGTCCCTGATGGCAGTAAAGTGACAAAAGGACCATTTACATAATCTTGTCTAATAGTACCATTACTATTTTCTGCTCTAGCACTGATTCTCATATTAGTTTGGAAATCTCCAGGATTTGCGGGGCTTGTATAATTACCTTGATTTGCTCCAATTGGTAATTCAGGATCTCCTGCAACAAACACATTATTTCCTGTTCCATAAACACCAGCAGCTACTTGTATTCGTACATAAAGTCCTGCAGTTATAGGCCCATCAAAACTTATTGTGGCTAATTTAACATCTCCTGGCTCTACAGGTACTGTGTCATAGGTAACTGAAGTAACTAAAGGTTGTGTCGATACACTATACGCTTGGACATCAAATGTAAATGATAAACCTGCAACTGAAATAGTAACAGATTGTGCTGGTACTGTGCTAGTTGGTACTGTAGCGGTTACTGTAAAATAAGTATCTACTTGTCCATTACCAGAAATAACTGAACTTGTAGGACTAATACTGACTCTAGCAGAGCCAGCACCTGACTTTGAAGGAGTTAAAGTAATCCCATCTGCATTGTTAGATCTTACATAAAAGCTAGGACCCGCACCATTAGCCAAACTTGACCAAGTATTATACAAGGCATACGTTGGTGCTACATAACCACAAAGAGTGCTATTGTATTCAACTACTTCAGCATATACACCTCCACTACCATCATTATAATTTTGGTATCGTGTAGTTCCTGAGCAATATGGGCTACCATTAACGGTACCTGCAGCAGGATAACTTGGAGCACTAATAACAAAAGGAATGGCTAACTGTGCACTATCTCCAAAACTATTTGTAGCATAAACAGTAAAGCTGTATGTACCAGCAGTTGTTGGTGTACCACTTATAGTATATGTTGTATAATACTCTCCATAAGGGTTATTGCTTTTAGTGAGTGTTGTTCCAGGGGGTAGTGTTCCAGAATAACTCCATAAAGAAGGTTGTGCAGTACCACCAGTATCATGAAAATAACTAGTTGAAAGGGCAGTACCAACTACCCCAGAATTACTTCCATAAGTACTAATGCTGGTAACATTTGTTGAAGTATCATTAATTGTTACAGTTACAGCAGTCTGACCATTATCTAACGATACAACAAAGTATTCCGTACCTTCTGTAAAACTATCGTTTTTCATAGTTATAGTACGTGTACCACCATTTGAAAGAGTACCTGTTAGGCTAGTATTATTAATATCAACTGAGGTAACCCCTGTGATAGTGTATGAAAAGCTTCCAGACTGATTTGTAGTAAGTGTAATAACAAAAGAACTACCTTCATCTACAGTTGTAGGGCTTGCGGATAACAGATAGCTTGGAGCTACATAGCCACAAGTAGGGCTATTGTAAGTACCTTCAGTAGTTATTCCTCCCATACCATCTGCGTAATCTTGTAATAAAGTATAAGGGGCTACACCATAGGCTTCACAATAGGGGTTACCAATAGGTGTACCAGCAGGTAATACATTTTTGACCACAACACTAGTAGTAGCAACTAATGCCCCATCATAACCACCAGTAGTGCCTGTACCAGGAACTTTAATAGCCAAATTAACAGTTGTATCTGCAGCTACAGCGCCAACTGTCCAAAATAAACCTGTAGTATAATTATTACTATTAATATATAAACTTGAGGTATCACAAGTAACATTAGCATTGTTAGACACAAAAGTAAATGTTGAACCTAATGCATTCTGTATATTAATTGTAGTTGACTGAGTTGAATTTTCAGGCCAATTTGTACCTACTACTGTGATAGTATAAATAGGGGTTGGAGCCGTACTAGTATCGTTAATTGTAATAGCGCTACTATCATAATTAGTACCATCTACATTAGCTCTTAAAATAAAAGTCTCTGAACCTTCTGTAAGTAAATCAGCTGCAGTAGAGTAGCTTACACTCACTGTACCAGCATTATTATTGCTTGGAGTTGTATGTGTTGTAGTATTAAGAGTAATATCTGAGCCACTAACGTTTGTTCCATATACAATTGAAAAGTTTATTGTTTTAGAAGGGGCATTACTATAATTAAATATCAGAGAGCTAGTTGAATTTTCATTAACACTACTTGGTGTAGCCCAATAATAACCAGGACTTAAACTTGTATCATTAATAGTTACATTAACCTCTGTACTAAGTCCATTTAGACTTAATTTAAATATCTCAGTACCTTCAGTAAGAGCATCATTCTTAATAATAAAGGTTGCAGTAGCTGTATTACTTTGAACAACAAAATTACCAGTTAACCCACCGCTTACCAAGTCAGCAGAGCTAATACCTGTTATAGTCCAAGGTACACTTGTGTTATCGTTAATTAATGTAGTTGTTAAAGTTATTGTAATTATTGTACCTTCATTAACTGTTACATAGTCGGAACTAAGTGAGTAGGTTGGGTTTGAACCTCCACCTCCACCTCCGCTAGGTGCTTGATAAAAATCGGCATCAGCTGCAATAACACTTAACCCTCCCACATTTCCAGCAATAAAACTTGCAAAGATACTTCCTATTTCTGGTTGACCATCTACATATGATGTTGAGATAGTTCTTGAATCAATATATTGCCCACGTCTCCTGTAACTAGTATCAAATACTTTTTCAGAGGAATATCCAAAGCCATTATCTCCAGCAAACATAACTGCAGATTTAGGTACTAAGTAAATAGGATTAGTAGGTACTGGTAGATAAAGACTAGTTGTTGTCTCAGACCCAGGAATATCAAAATTATCAGTTATACTATATGGGACTAATTGAACAAAGCTACTATCAAAAGTTTTTACTTGTGAACTATTATACATTCTTAATGCTGGTCCACTAGAGGTTAATGCATTAAGAGCAGCTGCATTAACAGCAAAAATATATGCAGTGGGTAACGAGTAAGTTATTGGCGTCCCTTCTGAATTTGCATAAACAGAACAAGTGAGAGCCTTAGACATAACAATTGATGAGCTTGGAAAATTATACCATATGTCTTTAGTTGGTTCTCCTGGAATAATTGTATCTGGTAAAACCCACATTACAATATAGGATCCTCCAGTAGCTATTGTAAAGGTACTTGTAGAATAATCTCTTCTAATATAACCAGGATGAGCTTGTGCATAGTATGGACCTGCCTCAATATAAGTAGGCGTAGTTCCAAATTCTAGCTTTTGTACAAAGGTAGGATTGACAAGCTCGCTATCAACTAATAATTCTGAGTCATCATTAAAAACCCTTAAACCATATGTCATAAACTACCTCACTTAACAAAAACATAAAGGACAGTAACAGTATAGTTAAAGTCTGGATTAGTTATACCATAATCACTTATTCGAAATAGTTGTCTACTCCACCTAACATAAGGAATACCACTCTCTACTCCAACAATCCATTCATGAGGCCCTGGACCTAGTTGCATAGGTCGCAGGGTTCTACCAGCATATTCTGGAAAATCTATAAAGTACATTGTACCTTCTGGTAAATTAGGATAGATATAATTTGGCATACTTCTCGTAGACCCTGTACCTGCATTATCTAAATATAAAGTCTTACCATAGACTGCAGTTTTATTTGAATTAGCCAATATTACAGTTGTACCATCTTCTTTATAAGTTTTTAATCCATATGTTGCCATTTTAAATATTTCCTAATTTTACTCGTAATACACTGTTATTATAGATCTCAATACCATTTGTAGTAATCAATACACCATTAGTTGTACTTGCACCAGTACCAACTTTAATTGTATCGGTAACTGTAAGATTACCTGTATTAGTGGTGATTGCCGATAAACTACCAACTTTTAAAGCACTTAAATAAGGTATGCCTTGCCATGTAGTTGAATTAACACCTGCAGCTGGATTATATAACCCATCTACTTGATACAAAAACTGACCTGCAGTTAAACTTGCAGGAGATGCAGTTTGCCAAGTAACTCCTGGAAACCAAGTTCCTGCAGTAGGTAAGCTATCACCAGCAACAGTTAAGCTAGAAGGTGTAGAACTAGGTGTAGTTGTAGTAACAGCATATGCAACTCTTGCGCTAGCACCTTGTGGTCCAGGTGTTGTAGAGACTGCTCCTGGCTCTCCTTTAATTTTAGCCCATGTGTATGAACTCACAGAAGTAGAATCTGCAGCAGTGCTATCAGTATATGTACCAATATAGTCACCTACAGTTTCTCCGCCATTTGCTGTAAAAGTAGAACCATTATCATTACTGTATTTAATATGCAAATAGCTAGAGATCCCAGGGTCTCCATCATCATACTCTACACCCTTTTCAGGAACAAATTTAACTCCAGCACCATATGTATAATCTGCTGCCCCATTAGCTTTAGTTCCAGTTCTGATATACAAATCACCAGCTAATGGTGTATCATGCCAACTACTATTATTTGCAGAATACTGAACCTTAATACTAGTACCATTAATACCATCGAAATAATCTACACCTTTTACTGGTGTAACACCATTTACCGCATAATAACTTTCTGCCACAATACTTGCAGTAACCCAATTGATTGTTGTTGTTAGATTTACAGATGAGTCAGATAAATTAACTACTGCAACCCATAATGTTTGACCATTCAAACCTACGCTAGATGTTGGAGGTGAAGTAGTCCAACTATTTAAACCACTATAAGAATATGAACCACTTGCCCAAGTATACAAATTAGTACCAGTAGGTCCAGCTGGAATTGTCAAGGCAGGTTTATACAGTTTTACTTGAGCAACATTAAGCCCATTTATACCTGCAGAACCATTCTGACTAAAGGATGAAACATTGACGTTAGTAGTCCAATCAACATCTGTGCTAGTGGCTGAAGACAAAGCTGTAATAGTTTTTGTTGCAATCCATAGCTTTAATAATGGAGTTCCTGGATTAGTTGGTACTGTTACTTGCCAATTATTTGCACCAGTATATGTAGCATTGGCTGCAGTACTCCAAGTGTATGTACTTGTACCTGTTGGATTTGATGGTTGTGTAGATGCCCATTGATACAAATAAACAGCAACAGATTTACTACCGCCAGCTCCTGTTTTACTCTTAGCTATTGAATAAACCTTATCAATAGTAATACCGTTATACACAGCCCGTAATGTTGCTGTTCCAGTATCTGCACTCATTGCCGATATTGTGTATACACCCGTAGCAGCAATTTCAATAGTAACTCCAGTAGAAGAATTAACAGAATACACTACTGCAGCATCTCCTGTTTTGTCTACAATACCATCAAATACTTTAAATGTGCCACCTGTATTAGCAAAGCTTGCAACTGTACCGTCTGTAGCTGCAGATACTGTAGCTGCTTCATTGGTTAGCAAACCAGTCACAGAAGTAGTACCTGCATTTGACTTAGAAATACTAATTTCCTTAGTTAGTACTAAAGTACCAATTGTAGCTGTAACTGATATCTTTGCATATTGGGCGGCTACTGCAGTAATAGTAATTGTATTACCTAATATAGTAGCAGTACAACCAACGGATGAAATACCATATGTAACACCTGTTGTTAGCTCAGTATCACCCTTGGTTACTTTGATAGTAACTGTTTTAGGTAATTGACCTGCATTAGGTACACCTAATTTATCACAAGTTAAACTTATTGAGTCATTAGACAATGACATTAAATACACGGATGAAACAGCAGGAGTTAATGTGATTAAACCTGTAGTTGTTATCTCAGACAACTTACCTTGTTTTGTAAGTGTACGAACACCAAAGATTGCAGATGTAAGAGTCAAGGCTGGTAACGTAAATTGTGATTCACTTGATCTACCTAATTCTGTCCAAAGAATAGTTCCATCAGCAAGAACATTTCCTGGCTTATACATATAAATAATAAAGGATGCAAACTCAGGAGATGAACTATCATCCCAGTTTAAAGAACCAACTGAGCTTAGTATATTTACAGATTCTGCTGTAAACACTAGATTACGAGGTTGATCTACTGTAAAGTTATATACGTTTGCAGGTTTAAGATACTCATCATCTTTAACATTCCATGCAAGTTGTGTATAATCAAATCTAGTAGCAGTTACTTCACAAGTAGACTCTTCTGAAACTTTAACTTGATTTACCCTTAAATATAAAGGAGTTGTTCCACCAAGTTTTAAGGTAGTACTATTAAGTCTAATGAAATCTCCTGGCTCTAGGAAATTATTCTTAATAATATATTTGAATGTAATACCAAATGCTGTTCTACTTGTTCTTACAAGTTCTTCTGCTTTGGCTAATGCGTGGTAGTAGTCTGTAACACCTTCTGCAAAAATATCTGTTTCAAACTCTAAACCACCATCTTCTGTTTTCATTGTATCATAAATAGCAGATGTTGTAGTAGTAGATATAAAATCTGTATAGGCATCACTTCTAGTTGTCCATACAATAAAGTTGTTTAATGTAAGTTTTGCAGCAACACCTTTTTCACCACCAGTATCCCCACCTACTACTAACACAGAATAAATTGTATCTGCAACTAAAGGAACTGAAGCTGTTTTTACTGAGCCTAAATCATCTCTTACACCAGTAGTTAATACTGGAATGCCAGTAGATGTATTTGTAATTGTAACTGCAATGGTATCATCACCAGTATATTGTAAAGTGTATGTACCAGATTCTTTAACAACAAATTTATAATTTAAAGTAGTTGAGCTTGTACTTCCAGACCAGACTGCGTAACTATTTAATAATTGTCCACCTGAAGTGCTACTCTCAAAGTTACCTCTTACAGGATACTTAAACCCTCCAATACCCCTCAAGGAATTACCTGAAGTTTTGGGAGGCCATGATACTGTGTCTTCTTTAAAGTTTTCAGATTCATTATGGAATCTTACGATGCAATGATTAAGTCTTTCACTTGAACTTGGCCAATTAATTTGTATGTCATCATCTAAAACTAAATCATCATCTGTTAATGTAGTTGCAACATTAATAGCCGCATTAGATGTGGGGTATTGCAAGTTAAGTTTATATTTACCACCCGACCACACAAGTCTAGCATCACCCATTGTAGAAAGAATACTCTCTACATTTTCACGAATTGGTTTTTCAGTATCAACAATGATATTACATTCGTATAGAGGTAAAGCTCTTGTTGAAACGTTTCTATATCCATCTGTAGTTTGCCAAATCTTACCACCAACAAGTGTACTTGATTGAACTGTAGTATCACAAATTATAGCAGAATCATAGAATGATTTTAAGTCTAATTTTACTAATGCCAGAGATTTACCCGACACATCATCTGTTAAATAATCTAGTAAACACAATGCAGGATTATTAGAGTAAGTTCTTGTAGAACTCAAAGAATAAGTATAGTTAGGGGCCGTACCTGTACGAACTACAGATTTTACTTTACGACCTTCAATAAAGAATTGTGCTAAAGGTACTCCATTAAACTGTGGTTGATCTCTGTTTAATTTTATAATTACAGAGGCATAGGCCAATCCAGTGTCATTCTTTTTAATTGTAAATTTAGAATCTCTACGATCACTAAAGTTAGCAGTCATTATGCTATCGGCAATAGGTGTATTACCGTAATGTAAGTCAATTCTAATTCCAGATTTTAAATCAGTTCTAGTTTGGATATCTGAAACCCAAGTATCCCCTACATTAGACCCTGCATCATATGTTACTAATGAAGAGTTACTGATGTCTGAATCGTTTAAATATCTTGATTCTTCAAAAACTACATCGTAAATAGCATTAATTGGACCTTGGCATAAGGCTTGTTGAAAGAATAAATATTCATTCTTTTCACCAATTAAATTTCCATTAAAACCATCTGTTACAAAAGCCTTATCAGAGTTAGGTGTAACATAATTAAAGTTATTGGCAATATTGTGATACACACGAACTCCACCAACTTTTGCTCTACCATAAATTAGAGGTAAATGAACTGCTTCACCCTCAACAACTAATTCAAAGCCTTTCCTAGCTTCCGCTGCAGCTGCGGCAGCCTTTCTCATCTTCCTTGCCTGGGAGATTTGATAAGCAATAGATGCAACAGTTATAATGGTACTCAATGATACCATATAACCAAAAATAGCAACTTCTATTCCCATTATACTTTCCCCCATTTAAGTTGTAATTGCCCAGAACCTTCATATATTTGATCACAAGAAGTGTCAGAAGGATCTCTACTACGCATAGAATCTTTTGTAGTATATATTGGCCTACGGAAATCAAGATCTCCCATAGGACTGGAACAAGTTACATTTAAGATTGAATTACCAATCTCAGCCGTATTAATACTATAACCTGTCCCATCTATAGTTCCACTATAAATTAAAATAGTATCATTAAGATTTAGTTCTGGTAACTTAGTTGTTGGATTAACAAAACCAAGCCTAACTTCAACTGTTTTTCCTACAAGGCCGTAATCTGCAGCAGGACCATTTGTAAAGTCAGGATCTGCAAAGCTAATCTTATATATTTCTCGATCAACCACGCTTGATAATTGTGGTGGGTCTACTGAAACTAATTTCCCATCATTAGGGTATGTTACTCCGTTACTTAGAGTAATATCTCTAAAATAAGAAGTTGTCCTATATAAACCAGTTTGAATATCTACTAAGTAGAATGCTTCAATAGTTGGGTTAGAAAGGATTTGAATTACAGTTGAACTAAACTCTATCATAATTTCTCCACTAATCTTATTTGACCAGTATCCATTAGGATACCATCACTATACACCATACCAGATACTACATCAGTATCATACATACATAACATCTGTACATCATCACTATAAGTCATAGTACCTATGGCACTTGAGACTAGTGGTGGAAACACATTAATTGTATTATTAATACCCGTAATGAAATTTACATTTGTTGTTGTCATATACACTTTTGAATGATTAGAAAATCTTACAAATGTGCCTTTAGGGATAAGCCCACTTAAACCAGAAATAGTAATTAAGGTAGAACCAGCAACTCCTGTTGCAGTGGCTGTACCAACAGCAGTTCTTGCTTTTACAACTCCATGATTTTGTGGTACAATTATTGTTACTATTTCAGAATAACCCTTAGTCACTAAGTTAACCATTAGGTCTTGAGCATTAGTCGCAAGAGGTTCAAGGCCAGCGTTTATTTCCCAACGTTGAGCACTCCTACGACTAATAAATCTCTTTAGTGAAAGGGTATCTGAAACGAAAACTGGTTGATTACTCCTAAGAGTCAGTGGCGCTACAAATTTTGCAATCACCACTCCATTTTCATAGATACCATACATAATTTTACCTTATTCCTTTCTCTCTATTGTGAGAGTTAACCCCTTCAGCAATAGATGGGAGCATTCTATAAATCTCTGATTTTGTTTGACGACTGATATCACCAGTAATATTTAAATTTACAACTTGTTGACTTGAATTATTCATAGCAGCAGCTACTCTAGATTGTTGAGCTTCATTTAAAATAATTTCACCAGCATGAGCTAGAACTGGGGTTACTCCAGAACCATTACTAGGTATAGCTCCACCTTCAGCAAATCCAGGCAAGAAACTAAATAATGAACTAAATCCTGAGAAACCTTTACTAAAGAAATCTCCAATACCGCTCCCAAAGCCTTTTATTTTATCAGTAATGCCACTAAATAATCCACCACCTGCGCCATCTGTTTTAAATAAACTGCCTGGTCCAGGTACTACTGTAACTGGAATTGGGGCCTTAGTTGGTCCACTTAGTATACTTAAAAGTCCATCTGGCTTACCTGTATCTAAGTTAGGTGTGGCAGTTGATGGCAATAATTTGCTTAATAAACCACCTGAAATTTCTCCAACCTGTCCAGTACCACCAAAGATGTTAGCAAAGAAGTCTCCACTAAAAACACTATCAGTTAGTCTACTTGTAAATGAATCTACAACTTTACCAGTAAAAGAATCTACCACTAAAGTACCAAATTCTTTACCCGTAATTTTACCTTTTAAAAGATCTGATAGTCCAGATTTAAAGTCACCAACAAATGCTCTGGATAAGTCTCCACCTAATTGCTTAGATGCAGGAGATGCAAATTGTCCAGGAGCCCTTGGGTCTCTTGTCTCTGGTGCTAATTGATTTAATCGTTCACGGATTAAGACAGAAACTTGTTTAACAAAATCTTCTGCTAAAATCTTTTGAGCAGGATCCTCTTGTGCAGAAACTAATGCACTTGTTATCTGAGCCTGTAAACTATTTAATGTAGAAAGAATATCAAGGTTCTTTAAAATATTAACAGTTAATTGTTGATCAAATAAAGGATTCTTAGACGCATCAACACCTAAACCTTCTACAATCAAGTTTTTAATTCTATCAAAAGTTTGCTTATCTACTCCGCCAGCACCATCAGTTCTAAATTGAGGCGTTGTACCCTGAGTTCTTGATATCTTAACATCTGTAGCAAGTTTACCCAAATCACTAGATAAGGGTTTAATCTTTTGTGATAACTCTTGGATACTTACAGTTCCAATAGCAAGACGTATAGCCCAGTTATCTACAGTATCTAAAGATTTCTTAAAGGATACTGCAAGTTCTTCTGAATTATCTGCTAAATCTTTATTTTCTGATTTAAGTTTTACAAGGGTATTAAAGAAATCCTCTAGATCAATGTTTATACTCTTTCCACCAATAGTTAATGTTTGTTTATTTTGTGTAGGATTAATTTGAGATAATGTAGAACCAATCGGACTTCGAGTACCATTAGCAAATCCTGGCATACCTCTATTAATACTTTGTAATAAAGGAAGATGCTCAGAGGTTGACTTTGCATTAACTACAAATTCACCATTTGAAAGTCTAGCAAGGATAGAGTCTGATCTGCCATTACCTGGACCTGATATTTTTCCACCATCAGCAAATTGTTTGGTAAACAGTACTTTAAAACCATCTTTCTTAATTCTGCCCTTTAGCTTACCACCAAATAGATCAAGATCTACACCTGATAAAGCACCTTTATTTACAGCATCTGAGGCCGTAAGTACTGTATCATTTTCATTTTGGAAATAAGCACCAATGTTAGATTTAACATTTTCTGTAAGATGTCTAGTTAGCTCTCTACGCATCTCACGAGAACCAAGCATTAACTTTTCATCAGTAGTCAATTGTTTTGTAAAACTCTGATTTTTAATAAAGGATGCGCCATCAAACTTACCAATATTTAAACCATCAGTTTCAATATTAGGTGTTTTAATAAAGTTAATAGGTTCTTCTGTACCATCTGCATAAGCAGGTAAACCAAGTAATCTACCAATTAATGTTCTTGCTACTCGTTTCTTAGCGGCAGGATCACTATTATTATTATTGATTGCAGTCTCTAATTCTTTTTCTTTTGCCTCATCAATACCATCAGCCATGTTTAACCTAGGAGCTTTAAACATTTCTAGAATGTCACTCCAAGTTGTATTACCTTCCCTTACAGCTAATACAGGTGGGCTAATTTGTTTAGCCATTGCAGATCGCATTAAATTAGCTTCTGCTTGTCTACGACTTGCATATCTAGTATTGGAGCTTTCAAATCTTTCTGCAGCTTTATCGTAATGACCTCTAGATGCATCTCTAGCAGCAAACATTAACCAATCTTTAGTAAATAAAGAACCATACTGGTATTTAGCAGAAGTAAATGCAGTTCTTACTTCTTTTGGTAATTTATCAAACTCTATTCCAGGTACTTCTGCAAGTGAATTAAATTCATTAGCTGTTTGTTTAGCAAATAGAGGAATAACTTTAGAATCAATTAACTCTGCGTCTGAACTAGAGATATTTAATGGTTTTTTCTTTAATGCTCTTTGTGCCTCAAATCTTTTCTTACCAAGATAAGGTTTTAATTTATCAACTAAGTTTTCAGGCAATCCTAAATTTCTGAGGTATTTTACATCTTTAGATCCAAGGTCTAATCCAGATGCAATAGTAACACCAGAAGATTCAATAGGTACTCCTCCTTTTCCAGAAGGTACATAACCTTTGGTCTTAGGTGAAGAGTCTCCGCCATTCTCCATTCTTCTAATAAAATCAATATCTATTAGTCCACCATTTTGAAATGCTGGTAAACCACTATTGATACTTTGTAATAGAGGGAGATTTTGTGCCGTAGCCTTGGCATTAACAACAAATTCACCATTAGATACTCTTGCTAGGATTGAGTCAGAACGTCCTGTTCCTGGACCACTAAGTCGTCCACCGTTAGCTCTACGCTGTTGGGGGTTAATTGGTGCCGCTGGTTGATTAAATGATTTATCAACAAAGAAGTTCTTTATATCTCTAGCCCTTGCTAAGGCATAATCAAATGAAGATCTAATACCTGATCCAATAGTATCAAATATAGCTCCAAACATATCTCCTAAGCCATAGGAGAAAGCCTTAAATTGTTCACCTAACCAGTGTACGAATCTAGTTACTCTGCCCTCAATACCTTTAGCATCTTTATCACCAAACAATGCGTAGTATATCAAGGAACTACCTGCTGCAACACCTAAACCAACAAGTAAAACAGGTAAGCTTAAGGCGGCAACAATAGCAGCAACAACGCTACCTACTGCGGCTAGGATTGCTGCTGTTGGTGGGAATAAAGCTGCAGACAAGACAGTAGCAATTGCTGCACGCTTCAATGCCATAATAATAGCAGGTGCAACTATAGCTGATACCCAAGTGGCAAAAGCAGCTGTTCCAGCACTGATAGCCCATCCTGTCATAAAGATAGCACCAACTGTTGTACCTAGCTTAAGCCATGTGCTCTCTACGTTTAAGCTTTCGTTAATAGCATCTGCAATATGTGAGCCAATAAAGATTCCAGCTAAACCAGCTGCAATACCAAATGCTCCACTAAATGCTTTTCCTAAGAATGTACCTGAAGTAGCTGCGGCAGGTGCTGCACCAGCGTTAGCGGCTGGTGAAAAGATTTTAGAGAGAATAAAGAAGTTCAAAAGTTCTTTTGCTACTACGGCAATCAAACCTACCATCTTTCCAGAGGCAATAGCTAATGCTGCAGTGCCAAATAACAAGCCTACAATAAATCCACCTTGGCTTGGTAAGAATCCTTCAATACCTAAACCTTGTGCAATTGACTGACCGAATTCAGCAATCTTATCTTTTAATTTTGACAGTCCATCAATTAAATCAGCATCATCTCCAAAGACTAACTTAAAGACAAGTGTTGCCACAGCAATTTGTCTAAATCCTTTATTAAATGCAACTAATAAACCAGCAATAATAATATCTTGAATGTCTTCTTCAAATGTTGTTTTAATTCCATCAGTTAGGGCTCGTCTAACAATACGACCAAATGTTTCGCCTAATGATTGGAATACAGAGGAAAATATTGCAGTACTTGAAATACCATTCTTGAATACATTAATTGCATCATCTACAATATCAAAAAGGTTTTCTCTCAAAGAGTCTAGTGACAAATTAGAGAGTTTCTTTTGTACATCTAGTCTAAATTCAGCAAATGAAATTTCAAATTTAGGTAAATCTATTTTAGCAAATGCTCCTTGAAGCTTAGAGGCTAAGTTTGAAAGCTCTCCAACTCCAGGCATAAGTACACTAAATACTTTGCTTAATGCATTAGCAACTTTACCGAAAGTATCTCCTGAAGATCTCTTGGCAAACTCAGCAAAATTCCTAATAGCCCTACCTATAGCAGCTAATGCAGAATCAATAATGGAGCTGGACTTTGATAACCCAGAACCAGCTAAATCCTTAATTGCACCTACTACATCAGAGAAGAACTTTTCAATAAAGTTTAATGCTCCAATATCTTTGATTACCTTGATTTCTAAATCAATCTTTTCTTTCCACATAAAGAAAGCATCTTTGATATCAAGAAATACGTCTTGGATATAGTCTGCAAATCTAGCAATTCCAGGAAATGCTAATCCATAAAGTCTATTAGACCAATCAGCAATACCTTTAATTGTATCAGGCCAATAGGAGTTACCTACAACGGCATCGTATACATCAAAGAAAACTTTCTTGACGAATCTACCAAAATCAAATATTGTATTTTGTACTTTACTTAATTCAGGCAAATAATCTGAAAGATTTAAACGGTACTTAGAAAAGTCTGGTAACCATCCTGTAAAATCTATTCTAGTTGTTGTCTTTTGAAAATCTTGAATTACATTTTTAGCTCTTAAAAATCCAATTTGAAGCTGTAATATAAATAGTTTAAATTGTGTTACTGCAACAGTAAGATCGTTTCTTACATATCTTGTTAACAAATTGATGCTGCTTGTAATCGCATTAGTAACACTAATAATAATATCTTTAATTCCAGTACTGTTAATTACAGCATCTTGAAATCCCTTAACAGCATCGCCTAAGTTAGAGAATGCGCCTGATAAGCTATTAGTTTGTTTCCTAGCAATTCCACCAAAGCCTTGTGTAGACATTGCAAGTTTATTAAATGCAGAGTAAACCTCTTCAAAGGTAAGATTACCCTGGGCCATTTTATCTGACCATTGAGACCAAGATTTACCTGCAGCTGCTGCAACCTTTTGTAGACTAATACCTGCGGTTGTAAGAGGTTCTAATCGTTCATAGGTAACTCTACCTTCAGCCGCCATACGAGCAAAGGCTTCAGCTACTCGTTGAATCTCATAGTCTCCACCACCAACAGCCGTTACAGCATTGGCGATGGCTTCCAGTCCATTAAGTATATCACCATTAGTTTGTAACAAGCCACTGCCTGTGTTTGCTAATCGTGCATAAGAATCTGTAAGAGCATCAACACTAAACTTAGTTTGTGCAGCAAATGTTTGGATATCAGAGAATGCTCTTTGAGCCTTATTCAATGAGCCTGTAGCTACATTAAGTCGTGTTCTTAAACTCTCAAATGTTTGAGCAGTACGTAACATAGAGTTACCTAATAGTGTTACTGCGCCCACAGCAAAAGCTGATTTTAATGTTGTACCTAACTTAGAGGCACTCACATTAATATTGCTAATGTTTTTATTTATTTGTTCGGTTTGTGATAAAGTAGTATTGAGTGACTTATCATCAAATAGCTTATATTTTGGTAGCTTCTGTAATTTAGAGTTTAAGTCTTTTATGCTACCGCTTAATTTCTCTAGTTTAACTTGATCATCATTTAGATCAAGAATTTTGGCTTTCTTGCTATTTTTAGTAGCATCATCTTGCACCTTCTTTAGTAGACTTCGCAGTCTATCTATGTCTTCGGATGCCTTTCTCGTGTCTGCCGTGACTTTAATTTCTACTGACATATTTTGTTCTCCATAATAAAAAAGCCCTAAAATGAATCCTCATTATTAGAGGCCATCCTAGGGCTATTATTTATTTATTTTCGCTAAATTTCACTGGTGCTGAAACTTCAACAATAGTAAGTAGTACCTGTTCAATGAAAAATGGTGGCGCTTGCTTTGAATAACCAGTATTCAAAATACCAATGTATGGCGCATCATTATCTATTTTACCAACAAGTTCCCCATTGATTGTAGTCATTTTATATTTCCACCTACTAGCAGCAAAACCTGTATCAACTGGTGTAACAGACCTTAAGGCTTCTGTAGTAAAAGCAGTACGCTCACTAATAGTAGCCTCTGCTAAAGATTTGGCTTCTTTTTGAATTCGCCTAATTTCTTTATCAAAATTTACTTTAAAGCTTATAGTCATAATTACCTCATTCGATTGTTGGGTTCCAGTTATCTCCTCCATTTGAACTTTTAAGTATAGCTAAGAATTCAGGTGTAATCCTTGATTTTCCATTTCGCTCAATAACCTTGAGTGATTCAAAAATTTCAGATCCCTTTTTCTTAACACCTTGTGCACTTAAAAGCAAAGAGGTTCGATAATCTTCTCTCCAACCAACAGGTCTAGAAGTGAAGAACTGATTCCATCCTATGAATTCCTCGTAAGGCATTTCATCTAGGAGTTTATAAACTGGCATATGCAAGTGATATGCAATCTCATAAATAGTCAGTTCTTCAGGTGTTAGTTTCCCTCGGCTGCGCCTACCATACCTGAATATTTAACAATTTCGGCAGATAGTGATGTCAACTCTTCCAACGGAAAGGTTGCAATATCCTCATCTGATAACTCGTCTGCGCCAACTACGGCTAGACGTAGGATCACACGAAGAGTGTTAATCTGGTCTTCCTCAGAGGTATTCTTTGTAGCCTCTTGGATTCTTAGAACTTCATTTACTGTGAGCTTTTTAATCTCAACTTTATCACCCATGAAGTCAACTTTTTTACTAATCTTTTTTCCAACTAAATGTTTCATATTACTTCCTTATTACTTATTATCAATGAATAGATGTTTATTATTTTCTTGAAAATCATCTAGAACTTTACGTACTGTATGTAAGACAGATAATGTCTCCATAATTTCTTTTCCTGCTTCGCTATTCTTATCAAAGTCTTGAAACCTCTCAAATGATTTACGAATACTAATATCAACACTACGCCTCATATGACGAAATGTTGTCTTCATTACAAATGCTTTACTAAATGGTGGTTTATCTTGATCAATATCAACCATAATTATCCTTCTTATAATACTTATTAATACCTAGGGGAGCCTCAGATCTCTCTTTAGCGTCCCCTGGTAAAAGGGGGATTAGCCCCTTGGTTAATTAGACTGCAGCTACAGTTGCTGGACCATAGAACTCACTTTGAATAGACAAAGTCAAAGTAGCTTGGTTGGCATCTGTCAACTGTGGGCTAACTAGCAAAGCTTCCAACTTACCAACGAAGTAGAAGTTAGAGTTAGCACTAGCACCAAGGCCAGTGGCATTAGTTTCAAGACTTGCAGGTTTAGAATTCAAGAGGGAGAATTGGAAAGCGTATTGCTTACCATCACCGACCTTGCCACCTAGACCGCCAACAACAGTAGGATCCCACTCAGAAGGCACATAGTTAATTGTGATTTCTAAGTTAGGTGCATCTGCCTGACCCTGAATTTGTTGTGATGTTTTAGAACCATAAACTGGTACGTTAACAATATTAGCAGGTGTGCCAATTTGAGGGAATTCACGAACATTCTTAATTTCTTTGAACGATGTGTCATCAGCAAATAATGCTACCATTTCTGCCAAGGTATCGGCAGAAGTGATTGATGTAATAGCGGTAGTATTAACTGCGAGAGCAGAAAAGATACCAGCGCCAATTGAAGTAATGTGTGCCATGTGTTTTAATCTCCATAAGCTTTAAAATTTATTGAATAGTCCCCACGATAAAGTGATTTATCTGCGGGGTCAGGGCCAAGCTGCATAAGTGTGCTTGCGCCAAATTGGGTTCCATTTGTCAAAGTCTTACCTTGAAATAATGAATCTAGAGTATCAGCAATAGTGAACAATTGTGCATCACCATTACCTGCCTTGACAAAGATCGATAGTATTAACATACCTGAAAACTTTTTTCTTAATCCATGAGCATCTATTGTACCGTTTCCTGGTAGAATACTAGTTCTAATAAAAGAACCTGTAGTGTCTACTGCTCCACTGTAGTTAGAAGGATATGCCTTATATCCTGTAGCTATCCATGCATTTGAAGAAAGTACTCCATATATGTCTGTCTTTAATTTACTATACATACTATACTCCTGCTAAAGAAAGTACAACAATGAAATCATCCTTAGAGACAATGTTACATCCGTATTCAACGGAGTTAATAGTTACCCGAGAGTATCTATTAAAGTTTATTGCAACATTATTCTTAATTGTGAGTGTTGTTGTAGTTAGAGGAATACCTGACTCATAACTCTTACTTGCAGTAAGAAAACCCTGAGTTGTATATGCCTGATCCGTTTTTACAATCGAACCAGTGCTATAGCTAAATCCACTGACGATCTTATTGTCAAAAGTGGCGGTTACCGAAAGATCCTTTAGTTTAGTAAAGGCAGTATCTACGGATTGTTGCACTTTTGTTTTGAGGGACATTTAATTTGCCCTCCACCATTGATTAGAACCTTGATTAATTAATAGTGGTTTTAGGTATTTATTAACAAGACTAGGCACCATTGGCGTTCTAGTTGTGTCATTATTACTATCTTTCAATGTAATACTACCAATCGAAATTTCTTCAAAGTTTTGAGATTTATTATCTAACAAGTTTTCATTAGACAATAAGTGATGTGCCATCTCTAGCACAGCAGTTTTCATTCTCTTTGGAATCTCTGACTCACCAAAAGTAATACTTAATCCTAATCTAGGATCAAAAGTTGAAGCCCCTTTACGAGGCCATGCAAGACTTTGTGTGGAACTGACAGCAACACCAATAAATTGATTTTCATCAAGTAGAAGAGTTGCAGTCACTAATGCTGACTCTTGGTCATCGTCATCTGCATTTAACCATGCACCCGCATCAATGCGAGTATCAAAGTATGCGTCAGCCTCGACCATAGTTACATATGTGTTTGTACCTAGGACTAGTGCCATCAGTTCCTCCTAATGGATTAAGCGTGGAGAATTGGCAAGATACCTAAGTTCAATGCATTCATCTTACGTGCCCAAGAACCAGCGGTTCCATAGTTAGAGTTAGTAGCGAAAGCATTAGTGGCACCAGCCCAGTCGTAGCCCATTGGATGGACAACGAAGCCATAACGATACCAGATAGCAGTAGAACCACCACCAGTATAAGAAGCTGCATTACGGTCAACTTCAACAGGTGTAGGAACAGCAATATTAGTAAAGCTAACAGCACCTGGCTTGCAAATGAATGTAGTCTTTGTAGAACGATCATTTACGTTAGCAGAAGCAGACAAGTCACCTTGAGCAACACGGCTCAAGATCAAGCGGAACTTACCACCAAATACGGTTTGGAATGTCAAGTTACCATCTGTAACAGTTGTCACGTCAACCAAGTTAGCGGCACGGAGTTCGGCCAAAACTTCGGGAGAAGTAATCATGTACATAAAGTCTGGCTCATAGTCTTTGAATGCCATACCAAGAGCTTGGAACAGGCGTTGACCACGAGCAGCACCAATGGCTGTAGCATCAAACAATTTACGCTGATCTGAGGCAGAGGTAGCTGCAGCAGCACCAAATACACCAGCAGCATTAATGTCAACGAAGTTACCAGTAGTAACACCATCACCATCGGTATCATAAGCTACCAAACCAGCACCACGAGATACTTCGTATGCAGCTACACCTTTGAGGGTAGCAACGATAGCATCAGATTCGTCTTGGCTACGAACTTCAGAGAAGTCACGAGCAATCTTAGACAAACCGTCTTGTTGAGATACAACTTGTTGAAGGTTGATTTGTTCTGAGCCAAATGTACGGACTGTTTTAATGTAGTCAGCAATTTCGGTAGACACGTCAGTGTAAGTACCAGCGCCAGAGGAAGAAAGGCTAGCAACGTTAATGTTAGCAGCCAAAGGTTTGTACCAGCGCATTTGACCAATAAAGCTCTCGCCTGTTGGATCAATACGGGCATCAGTACCAACGATACCAGTGCTGTTAAGCTTTTTGGCAGTTGTGTACATTTCGTCAGCGTATGCGGAAATAGCAATAGCTACGTTTTGGAACATTGTGTGTGAAATCATTTAAAAAATCTCCTGTGATTTTAAAGGGTGAAGCTACCAAGCTTTCCACCTGCGGCAAGTGCTAAGACTTCCTCGGTAGTCATGTCAGTAATCTTCTTGTTGGGATCGAGTTTGGGAGTACCGTTTATATTGTTACTACCACCCCCTGAATTAGATTTAGGTTTAAATAGGAAAGAATTATCTTCATTCTTTACATATTGTCCTACAAAATCCTTGATTGATACGCCAGATTTGTGAATCCATGCACCAGTCTCTGGATCTTGGATGAGTTGATCGATAATATCACGATAGGCCATTTGGCCAGATCGATCATTACGGAAATCAAGGCTAGTTAATGCATTACGAACTGCACCATCTCGAGTGAGTTCAGTTACTTTGCTTTCGGCTAACGCAAGCTTTTCAGTGAGTTCTGCGAGCTTCATCTCAGCAACTTCTTTATGCTTACCTTCGTCCTCTAAAGACTTCATCTTACGTTGTTTAGCATCATCCTCCAGACGAACACGCTCTTTAACAGCATTGTCACGTTCTTGGTAAGCCTTGTCTAAACTAAGTTTGATTTTAGAAAGACGCTCTTCAACCATACGATTGATTAGGTCTTCTGTCTCTTTATTGCTAGCGCCTCCACCACCATTATCAACCTCATCAGCTTTAAACTCTGGGTTGGGTGTGTTGCTATCATCGAGGAACTCTTTGTTTCCGAACTTATCTACTTTCATCTTTGTTTTCCTTTGGCACAGCCATTTAATTTTAATTTTAGGGTTTAGTTACAAACTTAAACTCTTACGGTCCAATTCCATACCAATCCATACCCTTAGGTATAGGAGCTAGTATATCTTTTCTCGTAATCTTGTTTCGAGGATTTATTAAGCCATCCTCAATAGCTTTTTGTCTCAAGGCTCTGTAAGTCTTATCAGACATACCTTCTTTTTTAAGAGCCAATAAAGTTTTTTCTATTGTATCACCTTCTAAAGCATCCGCATAGATTTCTCTAAGGGCTACCTTTGACTTTGCTGCAAGTCCGATGTTAGTAAAGAAAGCATCATGAATCGTTGCGGTTTCAACACCGTTTCTACGACCCCATAGATGATATCTTCTAACAATAGAGGCATCATTCATGTGGTTACCATTAACCCCCATGCCAATACCTGCTCTCATCAAGCTTGATTTTCCTAGAAGTGAAGCATCTTCTGCTCGATCTTCGTAAATGTTACGGACCATCCTACCAGCTTCTTTATCAAAGAATTCAATGCTAGTTTGGACTTTAGGTCTATATCTCTGGTATAAAGTCTTACCATCAAATGTTACCCAAGGCACATCGACCTTTTGAGTTTCATCAACGTAAGCTTTAGCAGCTTCTTTCCAGAATTGTACGAATTTTTGAGTTACTGGTGCTCTCTCAGCTAATCGTCGAGACATGATCTCTGACACGGCCTTAAAGTCTTGAGGCCCAATTAGCCCTTTACGAGCATTCATTAACTTATCGACAAACGCTTCTACGTCTGGGTGAGAATCACGAGCATGCGCTAAAAGTTCTTGCCCCACAGGGGTTTCACCTTCAACAACCTCATTTAACTCACGTTTTAATTGTTTAAGACCAAATACAACATTATCGGCACCTAGCCTATCTGCATCTTTGATCTTTGCATCTATAATATTAGTTACACCACGAAGTTCTTCACGGGTAACAACAGTATATCCTTTTGTCTCTAACACAGAAGCAAATTTAGCTTCAATGTTAGCGGCTTGTGTTGCTTTACCTGCACCATAGAAAGAAACCATGTTCTGTGCCTTAGCTGCTTTTTGCAGATCTGTCCACTGTATATTGGCTTCTCTTAGTCCTTGTATTTTCTGAAACTCTGGATCAGACACTGTGTCCATAGCTACTAAGTCATACAAGCGATTTTTCTGTAATGTAGGTAATACATTTGAGTTGATTGAAATATCTCTATCCCCAGTACTTAATCCGATAATTTGAGCACCAGAGGATGAAGCATCATTTTCAATCATTAGTTTTGTTTTATAAGTTGCTAACTTTTTTAAATCAGTAAAGTTACCATCAACATGATCGTATATACGAGCATACTCAATAGCTAGCCTAGCAATCTTTGGAATCTCTTCAGCCTCTTGTGAACGAATAATAGGGTGCTCTAAAAAGTCCCTAATACGCCTATCACGTTGAGTAGTCTCTCTCATGAGACGACCTAAGCTTAAAATGTCTTTTTGATTTCTCATAAAGATTTCCATACGACCTGCTTGTGTTAATGCCTCTGTAGCTGGACCTATCATAGATCCAGTTTGAATCATTAACTCCTGAACAATTTCAGGTGTAACGGCCTCTGCCTTAACAGTATTTAAAAATGGACGAACAACTTCACCGCCAGTTGGTGTTAGGAATCCTTGATAATATACACGACCACGACCATCGATATTAGCAACAACGCTAAATGGTTTTCCATTATCTCGATGATATTTTACTGTCTGTATAAAGCTATAGCCTTGATCACCACGAGTTAAAATAAGTTTTCTAAAGTCATTTAAGTCATCATACTTCTTTACATTCCCACGGGGATCTCTAAAGCGTACAACATCTTCCATAAATCCAGCATACTCGTTATCAACTTCGTATTTAGTCGCCATAGTATGATTAAGCATATTAGCAAAATCATTATCAATTAATACTTTATCGTAGTTAGCATTAGCCCTACGAGTAATAATAGGTATTCCTGTATTTTTTCCACGAGCATCAAAATAAGTCTTTTGTCCAGGTCTAACAAAGATTTTATCTCTGTCATTTACAATACCTATTCTTTGACTTACAATCAATGCCCTATTAGTCCTTTGAAGGTCAAGCATATCTTTATTTAAGATTTGAACTTCACGACTAATTGTATCTCTCCAAGGACCACTTGCACGACCTGTCTCTAAGTCTACAACTGATCTCCTTGTCTTACCTCTCTTAACTACTCGAATATAACCTGAGTCTTTAAGTGCAGTTAAGATCTCTGAACCATCTGAATGATAGTCCTTTAGTGTTGATTTGAAGAATGGGAACTCTGGATATTTCCAGTTACTCCTTAATTCTTTACCAATGTTAATTGCTAGTGTATCGTAGTCAGTAGATTTTCCATCAGCCACAACACCTAGTACTCTAGATAAAGAATCAATAACAAATTTATCGTTTGTTCTACCCTCAATAAATTGCTGTGTATAACTCTGTTTGTTTCCACGATATAATAGCTCTAAGTCTAAAATCTTTCTCCAACCTTCATTCTTTGCTCGAATGAATTGAGTGATTAAGTCTTCTTTAGGTTTATTTCTATCTAGCCATAGTGCACCACCAGGAATATCTTCTCTAACAAATGTCTCTAGTCTTTTACTAAAAGATTTATTATCTCTTGTAAGTGGACCTTTAAACCATGTGTATAGAGGAGTACGACCTGTATATAGTATTCTACGAGCTAGTGGTCTGCCGAATTTTTCATTCCATGCATCTGTGTATCTTTGATTAGTTAGTGTATTATTAGTAATCTCATCAAATGTATAGTATCTTCCAAAGATTTGAATCTTGGCAGGTTCACCAGCAACTCCATAGGAGTCAAACTGTTGCGACCTAGCTCTAGATCTACGATCAAGTATTCGACTTGTATTAACAACAGAGAATTGCATCTCTCCACGAACAACGTTCATAAAGTTAACCCAAGGTTGTTTATCGTTATTGTATCGTTCAAACACAACACGAAGATTTTCAGCTACAGCAGTCTGTTGATTAACAGAGAGTGACTCATCAAGACTCTCTACAAAATCTCTAACCCAAATCTTTTGGTCTTGGGATAGTGCCTTTGAATTCTTAACAAAGTCAAGTCGTTCTTGTAATGTAATATAGTCAGGATCATAGAGTAGAGTAGAACTTTGTTCACCAGTAAAGGGATCAAAGCTATTATTACGTTCATCAAACTCATTGTTAGAACGAACCCTCACAGATCGTTTACCTGCTAGCGTAGTACCTCGATAGTCTGTTAATGATATAGCTTGTGCTACATTATCAGAGTCAGCTATGTACATTTCTCTAAGTTGTCTTTGAGCCTCTGTATTACGTAACAATTCATTAGGTCTAGCTACATTAAGTTGAAATAAATTTTCTTCAGCTTTAGATACAGCAGTTTGTCTAGTAGGAAACCATAGTGTTCTTGCATTATCAAGTTTTCTTAATGCTGCAATGCTAAGTTGATTACCTTTTGTAGTAGTAAAAGCCTTTACGTCTAATGCACCCTTTTGTAAGAGTCCAGCTTTTTCTTCACTACCTAGATGCTTAACTTGAACCATCATAGGTTGGCGCTTAAGCCATATACTATAAGTCTCTACTGGAGGTGGACTACCATCTAAAAGAACTGGGCTTGTCTCTTTTAATTTATTAGCCTTAAGTCTACTATCTGCTTTCTCATCAAGAGATTTAAGTAGTTGGTCTTTATTTTTTAATATAGGGACCATTGAACTACGACAGTTCCAATGTAATGGAGGTCTAAATCTTAGATCATCAATTTTATATACTTCACCATCATGGTGTGCACAAACAGGTGATGTTCGATTATCAAGCACAGCAGTAAACCTGTAACCAATAAGTAGTTCTTCATTACGATTCATTACAATATTCATTGCAGTAGACTGAGTGTTTGTAATAGCAGTCCTAACTAATACTTTAGCTTGCACTTCAGTAAGTGTAGTAGTACGAATAACTTCCTCTAATATTTGATTAGTTGATTTTCCATCTGCTAATCCCGCTTTAATTTTTCCATCAATTCTTGCTAATTCTCCACTACCAATGGCATCAAAATGTTGCCTAAGTGTTTTAGATGCAGTAATGTTTGGACCAATCAAGTTAGGTATTGCTTCGCTAGCCCTTGGTCTCTG